CCCATACGGCGCTTAGATATTGACTCTTCCTCCTGAGCTGGGAGAGGAAAGGTAGTGTTGTCGTGGATGTTATCCATAGCCCGTGTAATTACAGGGATGTCAGCCTTGAACTGGTCAAAGTCAAACGCATAGCCCTTACCTTTAGGGATGACGTACTGAACTAAGTTGTAGCTCCCCAGCAAGCAAGCACCATTTGGTGGTAGGGGCTGCTCACCACAGGGGTTAGTAGCCGCAATCTCCTCACAGTACCACAGGTTATTCATCTCATTAATACGGTCGATGAACAATACACCCGGTTCTGCCCACTCCCATGTGGATCGCATTATCTCTTCCCACAGGTTCTTAGCATTGACTGTCTTGTAGATGCGGCCTTCAAACACCAGATTGAATGTAGCGTTAGCAGCCACCGCCTCCATGAACTCATCTGTGATACCGATTGAGATGTTGAATGCAGTCAGCTTATCGCTGTTCTGCTTTGACCGTACAAACTCCTCAATGTCTGGATGGTCCACACGCAATACACCCATCTGAGCACCACGACGATGGCCTGCACTGGCGATAGTCTTACAGATAGCATCGTAGATCTGCATGAAGGATATGGGGCCACTAGACCGTGAACCTAAAGACACAATGTTGTCTCCTTTAGGGCGTAGGTTAGAGAAGTCATATCCAATACCACCACCTAAGCGCATTGTCTGTGCTGCTTCTGTAGCTGTCTGCATGATTGATTCCATTGAGTCATCTACAGTAGAAGACACAAAGCAATTAAACGCTGTGAGGGTGCGTGGTGCGCCTATAGCGGCCTGTGTTCTACCACCACCCATGAACCGTTGAGGGAGGAGTATCTCCCGTAGGGCCATGAAGTGTTCAGGGCTGTCCTTCAGAGCGTTAGCAAAGCGTGTCTGTGCCTCATAGAATGACTCACCTTCTAGTCTGTACTTCTCAGCGTGCTTCTCTTGACTGATTCGTAGTGTTGGGCCGTATGTCTTAGTCATTAATTACTTCCTTTAGTTAGGGCAGACCAGCTCTGCGTGAGCTGCTCCTTGTTGTTGATACATTCATCAATCATTAGGGCTATCTTTTGTGTCTCTCTCTGTGCTGTATTGTGTGTCCTCTGTTCAACGATGCGAGCAAAGGCTACTAGACTTCCTGTCCAGTACCACTCAGTCATCATAGACTGCGGTAGGAGCATTCTAGCCTGCTCCATACAGACACCCTCAAGCATCAGATGATGGTAGTCTTCCAAAGCACTAGCTGTCATCGCCTTGTATAGCTTACCTACCATATACCGATTGTCTATAGATTCACTGGAAGACCCCTGCTTAACATTCTCAGCAGCCTTACGCCATATCTTTGGCTCATAGAACTCTATGTCTGTATCTACATATCGTCGGCTAATCTCATTCCAAGTCAAGCCCACTTGATGTTTGCCTAATTGTCTGGCTACAAAGAGTGGGGCTTTAATCCTAAACTGTAACTGTACATGAGCAAAGGGCGACCAGTGGCCATGCTTGGCTAAGAAAGTAATTAACTTGCTGTCATTGTCAGTAAGCACATTGCTATGCTTACCAAAGGAAACCCGTGCCGCGTTAGCGACTGTCAGGTCACTACCCATACTATCTACTAACGTAGCTTGCATGTCACTCATCAGCTATAAGTCCTCCGTTTCGTAGTCATCCGAGTGTAGTAGGTAGTCTTTAAGCATGTCTAAGTGTATGTATGCTTCAGGTACTGTCATGTTGGTTGAGAACATGGCTGAACCGTCCGTGCTGAAGACAGAGATAAGTGCATGTTGGAAGGAGTCAATAGTCTCTTCCTCCAACACCCGCTCTATAACAGTCCGTACCGTTATGTCTACCTCTAGCTCGGCGTCTACCTTCTTTCCGAAACCACCTTCGATTACTTTCATGCTAAACCCTCCAGTCGTTTAATCTCTGCGTCAACATAGAACTTCATTTTCTTCGCACCGCGTAGCTTATCACAGTGAGCTGCTTGTCCGTAGCGGTAGCACTCTCTGAATATCTCACCTACCTGCGCGTTCATGTCCTTGTACGCTATTAGATCCTGTATCTCCCTAGCCCCTGCGGGTAGCTCGTAGTAACTAGCTGTGCTGCCGTCACTCCTTACGTTAGTGATGTTACTGGGTGTCTCTGGGAAAGCGTAGCTGTAGCCGTGTGGTGGCTGAGGCCGCTTCAGTCTAGCTGCTTCGTGGTCACCAAAGGTAAGCTCTGTTTGATACAAAGTCTTACGGTTTGCTGCATCCCACGCCGCACTGGTAATATCGTTTAGTCTATCGGTCATCACAGTCCTCCTCAAACTTGTCTATGTTGTCTAGTATTTTATCTTCTAGTGCGTCTACAAGCTCTTCGATAGTAACTTGTAAGACTTCACATAGAAGGTCGGGGTCGTACTCCTGTATTATCCGGTCTTTAAGTTCAATAAATGTCAGTGACATAATCAATCAACTCATGTGTGTTATCTAAAGTGTAGTGTTTGAATCCTTCCTTTTCACACCACTGCCCCATTGTAATCTTACCACCTTTCCTAACCTTAGTGTGAGGATTAGATAATACAAATATCAACTCAGCGTACTGGGATGCTTCCGTGTCTGGGTCATCCATCATGTCTCTGATTGCTTTGTATTTCTGTGTATCCCCTACTCTAAAGAAACCCTTACACTCTATCAGTACAATATCCTTATAGACGAAGTCTGGTTTGTATTTCCTGAATGTAGTGTAGGGTACATCATAAGGCTCATAGTCCATGAACTTAGAGGGTAGTTCCGCTGCGAACTTACGTTCTAGTCCAGACCTGTACCTCCCATTCTTGTTGCTCTTCTTAGGCATTTTCTTAGAACTCATCTGGTATTACCTCATTGACTCTCGGAGTTTTAATGACATCAACTAGATGCTTGTTGCCCCATGCGTACTCAAACGTCCGTAGTGTGGGGTAACAGTGCGCCTTGTACTGGCAGAAGCCACAGCCCATCGCTAACTTAGTGTTGCCTGACTTGCCGTCTTCTTCAGTAGGGTAGCAAGTCTCTACTGGCTCAGGCCCGTTGACCATCTCTTTGACGTGCTCTAATCGCTCGATGATATCGTAGCTGATGTGCTCGTACATGGGGTGGTCTACATCTTCTTCATCATACTTCAGGTAAGTCAGATGTCCATTCTGCTTGTCCATCGCCAGCCAGCCGTACTGCTTTACACCCTCTGAGTGTGCGTAGGCTTTGATCTGACCGACGTACCCAAATGGATCGTCTGCTGCTAGAGTACCTGCTTTAAACTTCTTGAAGCCATACACGCTGGCTGACTTAACGTCTGTCACTACACCGTCAATAGCACAGTCCATGTGACCGACAATCCCTGCTGCTTTACATACCTTCTGTTCTGATGTTACTGTATGTCCTGCTGCTTTTGTAAGAAACAAGAGTAGCTCTTCGATGACGTGTCCGTATAGGAATTTAACGTAGGTTGGGGAGTCAATCTCTTCACCCTCTGACCCGTTGTATTGATTCCAGATGTACTTGTCTGTACGGCCTGTGAGAGAGAGTCTGAGGCGGCGGCTGTCGTGTACTCTCTTAGCTCCGAACTCTGAACGCATAAGCTCTTTAATGTTCTCACCGAATGTCTCCACAGCGTCATCAAAGTCAATATGCTCTCCTACTTCTTTAGTTGATACTAATTTATAGATGTCTTCTACTAGTGTGTCTGTGTTCATTTGCCTACCCTCCATATTACAATGGGTTCAAACCCTTCAGCTTCAGCTTGCTTTGCTGCGTCACTCATGCTAGTAGCGTTGAACTCACGTGAGACTACCTCTCTAAGTTCATGCATGGCTGTAACCCCGTAGAGTTTAACCAGTGTAGGTAGGGGCTTTTCTACCAGTGCCTCTTTTTTAATCATGTGGAAGAAGGACGCTGCACACGCCACTTGCTGGTGTTTCTTATTACACTCTGGGGTGTACGCCCACTTACCAGTAGAGAAGTAATAAGTATAGCTGTAGATTGGGGTAATTATTTCTACACGTTCTCCTCCTATATTACCTTTAAGTTTAACCGTAAAACCTAATTTAGATGCTGACTCCTTAACCACTGTGAA